TTTTGTTGTTTACAAAGAGAGAAAATCTTTCGTCTATTTTTGGTCTGACAATAGCACCAGCGCAAACTAAAAAATTCCATTCTCCTAAAGCATTATCCATTCCAACATTAATCAATGATGAGAATGTAGACTTTCCAATAAAAACTGGACATATTTTTTTCATTTCGTTAATATCTTCTTTATTTGCATCACCTTCGGCAACACAAACAAATGGCGATTCTGGGTATCTGACAATTATAGAATTAACTGTAGATTTTAACAAATTTATGTTTTGATCTGGACATAAAATAACAAATCCACAATTAAGATTTTTATGCTCGTACATTTTCACTTTGATTTACCTGATTTAAGTCATCAACACATCATAATCGACAGTAATAACATCATGTTCTTGAACATCATATGCTAAAACAAAAATTCCATTTGTATAATTGCTTGTAAATTTGTTTGCTGACCAAATCAAATTATTGCTTTCGTCACGAGCGGGATAATAAATTTCAGAATATTCATTTAACGCAACGCCATTTATATAAACTCTTAAACTTCCTGACATATAAGGTTGTGACATAGGTACAGAATATGTTTGATTGATAATCAATATCGCTAATTGACCATAATAATGCAGGTGTGGATTGTTCATTGCAACAATCGCTTGTACTGTGTTATTTGTGTTTGCAACCAACTCCCATTGAATGCTTGATGATGGAGCGATTGTAAAAGGCTCAGAGTAACTTACTGTAACATTGCTATTTGTTTCAAAGCCAACTGTTACGTTTGTAGCTCCGTCTGAAATTGTAGATAATTTTATTCTTTCTGATTCTAACATTCGAACAAAACTAATAGGATTTACAAGATCGGGAAATCCTAGAGAAATATAAGAATTAAGCTCATTGTCATCTACGGTAATAGATCCATTTGTATGATATGCAATATTGTGAAAAGATTCATCTACAGCCATTTCTAATAAAGAACCATTATCGGCAATGGATTGGTTTAATCTATTTGACAAAGTTCCTGCCGTTCCATTACAATCACTTAAAATTTTACTTACTGAATCAACTGCATTGTTTATAATTTCATCTCTTCTTGCCAATGTTTCTAAAGGAAGGTTGTCATATTCAAAATGATATGGTTGACCTCCTTGAAATTTTGGAATTGGTAATTGATTCAAATCAGGCATATTTCTCCTTGTTTTTATAATACAGTTGATTAATTGGTCTACTAAATAATTTAAACAAAACTCAAACGCCACGACCATGTAATTTGCATTTGAGATGTTTTTGTAAGATCTGGGAAAGTTACCATGCTATATAAATCACCTGTAGCCATCTGCAAAGCCATTTCGTTTAAAACATATCCATTGGCATCATTGAATGTAAGAACTGATGTGAATATAACCTGAGATGGAATGTTTGGGTCTACTGTTGCAATTACAGGTCGGCTTGCTCTTGTAATCCCAAAAAGTCCATTTCTATCAGATGATACGTATTTCGTTGCTCCATTTGTCGCACCACCATCTCCGAAAAGCATTCTATTTATATAGAAATTATAGTTTTCTCCAATTTTACGAGCAAGGCTTGCAGATAATGCTTCCCTTCCTTTGGCTAAAACGGTATTGGGGAATTCTATAGTTTTTTGATCGCCATTATCATAGTCAATTACGCATTTTACATAACCACAAGCTTTTAATCCTTCGATAATTTCACTCATAATTTACCTTCTTCTATTGTTCCATCTGAATATTGAATTTGAAAAATAACACTTTCATCTTGTTTTGTAAATTCTTGTATCGCATCATCATTTGGTACGCTTAATTCTGTTACGACATTGTCTTGATCTGTATAGTTGATAACTGGTCTTGACGATCTGTCCATAGTTCTAAATGTATGCGATGGATTATCAAACGGCTGACCATCTATTGTAATGCTTTTTTTAACAAAGTGAAAAACATCAATATTGACTTCTGTTCCGCCAGCATTTAATGTTTTCCAATAATTATCATTGCCGGACAATTTAATTGTAGTATATCCAGGAGGATTATTGCCATCAATGCTTGTAATAAAATAACTGTCTTCACCAATAAAAATTAAAAAGTTTTCTTTGAATCCACTATTTTCAACTTTGTCTGTGTTAGGAGGGAAAAATCTTATGTTGTTTTCCCCATTTTGAATTCCAAGGAAAGTTTCTAAATCACCAGATGTTTGAACATTTATGCCACTATGTGAAAGATATCCAATTTCATTTGTTAAAATTTTATCATAAACTCTGAGATTTATTCCATTCATATCTAAAAGGTTATAATCATTTATGTAAAATTGATTGTTTGTAAATGGGACGAATCCAGAAATCAAGAAATCATTTGCGTTTATATAAAAGAAATAATTAAGTTTTATGAATTTAGATATTGGCAAAAGAGATCCGCTTAAAGAAGTAACTCTTCCTCTATTTTTTACAGTTATTTTACCATAACTGCCATTTGTTATCACATTGTCATTTCCATCTAATAATATATAAACAATATTTGAAACCGTGCCGCTTAAAGCGTTTAAGCTTCCATCATTCTGTAAAACTATAGTTCCATTTGGTTGTATATCAAATATTACAAAAGGAACTACGCTATAAGCAGGAATTGAAATTTTCCAAGGAGTTGTTGCAGTTCCTTGACCAACATCAAATAAAGATTTTGCTGTTAGAAAAGGATATCCATTTGACTCATCGAAAAATTCATATAAATTGTCCTGTACAACATTACATAATGGTCCATCTAATATTCTATTTTTAATTTCAAAAGAAAAAGCACAAGTGTTTATTGTGTTATCGTTTGCAAATATATTGTTGCAATTAGCAATCGGCTCGGCTCCAGGAGGCGCTGGAGAGTCAACGGTGTCTAAAGTTACAACATTGCCATTCGGCTCAGAAATAAAGTATTCACCTGCTAGAGAAGATGGAGCTAAAATCTTTAATACAGTATTATTATCTGCCATCATTCCTATTGAATCTAACTTCATCGTTGGACAAAACATTACAATCTTATCATTATATGCAATTGATGGTGTTGTGCCTAAGACCTGATTTTTGTTTGCAAGATCTTGACGTGTTAATCCTTGTGTTTCAAACTTCATCATATTTCTATTAAAATACATTTGACTTTCGCCTGCTATAACAAAATCATTTTCTTTATATGTTAAAAGAATTTCAAGCTCTTCACGTGGAGATTCAATAAATTCATTAAAATTTCCAATAAAATTGAAGGAATGTAAAACAGAGTGAAAAGGAGTGTACTCAAGTAAAACTTCTTTTGCTTCAAATATGCGATCATCTGATAAATTTTCAATTTCTAGATCAATATTGTAGTTACTGCTTATACAATAAGAACAAGGATCAATGAAGTCACGATCTATATCACATGGAACTTTAGAATTTCGGATACTACCGTTGTACTCTTCCATGTTATAAATGTTTTCGCTGTATGCGAATTCTGTTCTTATTTTACCATAAGTTATAAAATCATGATATGGATGTCTTGATGGCACAATCAATTGAAACATCGGATCTTTATCCGAAATAACACGGGTATTCCAGTTCTTTAAAGGATAAATTTGATCTTTTTCATCTCTTAAATCCATCAATGGCAAAGATCTTAGATAAGTTTCTATAGATTGTTTGCCAGATGGTATGTTTGCATATTTATACAAAACACGGATTTCATCTCCATCGTTTAACGTTATTGGATTTAAAATTAATGTATCTCCAATCCATGTCATCATTGTTAATCCATCAATTGTAGAAAAACTAACATAATTTGAATTTAATTGTATCCAATCTGTTGTTCTTATCCAAAGTTCAAAATTTTGAACATCAACAGGAAGTGCAGTTTTTTCCAAAATAAAATCTAAACTTGTTCCATCGTAAAAAAAAGATTCTTGCCATGTATAAGACGAATTAACTTCCCATAACTGGGTGAATTCAAGAAGTCGCATTCCAGCTTGATCAAATGCTTCAGCAAGAGCTTTTTTTGTGCCTTTCATTTTATATAAAGGTATTGCTCTTTTTATTTGACCTCTCCATCTTGTTGGGTCATCTGTTTTTAATTTCAAATTAAAAAAGTTTGACAAGTATGGAAGTAACGCTTCGTGAATAGAATTTGCATCTTGTAAATCTACTATTTGATTTGCTAAATCTTCTAAATAAGTAAATCCCATAGCTACTGCATCATTGAATTGATCTATAACACAAGGTGTTTTATCGTCATTAGAAATGAACATTTTGAACATCTCTGGAGTATATCTGTCAAGTAGCGTTTTGTACTTTTTAGGATTAGTTCTATGTGTAGGCAATCCCGTCGTAACAATTGTGTCTCCCATTAAAGAAAACTTTAAATGCGAAGACAAGGTTGATCCTGCTGTATTTGGAGTCCATGTCCAACAAATAAAAAAATCGCCTTCTCTAACTCCTTCTGGTTGCCATGTGTATTTGAAAGAGCCAAAAATTGGATTTCCATTTTCATCTGTTTCAACTAATTCTGCAAATGAATTGGCTAAATCAGTAGAAAGCCAAGCAGGATATAAATTATCTCCAACAATTTTTACTGGGGATGCTTCGTTGTAATAAAAATCATTTACACTTGCATTGCTTTCTGCTACTGCTCTTAAAACCTT